CTGTTGTAGTCATAGTGTTTACGCCAGAAGTCTGTAACATTTCTGTTCCAGTCTTTTTAGCTTTCTTAATTTTCTTTTTCTTATCTACTAACTCATCTGCTGTCTCCAAAGTCGGTACTAATTGGTCACCAATAGGTGACGCATTAACGACTGGATTTGGAGCAATAGGTTGAGGAGCAGGTCTTGAACCACCACCGCACATATTAGTTTCTCCTTATTATGTTATATTTAAACCAGAGTTAGAACCTTCTATTCCACCTTGATTGTAATTATCAGGCTTCTTAGTTTTCTTAGGTTCGTCTCCGCCTACATTAATGTCAGAAGGCTCAGGATTATTAAACGCACTATCTTTAGGGTCAAATTGATTTCCTGCTACAAACTGGTCATTGTCTTTTGGGACTGAGTAAGTAACTGGTTTACTTGTTGCCAAGCACATTTTCTTCTTGCCTTTCTTTTAGTGTGTTAATAAATCTCACAACGTCTCTCTGTCCTGCTTTAAAATATATTGTCTTAGTATCATCATTTAAGTTTGGTGATTGCTCAGGATATACTTCATTAAGCAGTTTTATTAAGTCATCTACCGTTGTAGGTAGGACTACATCTTGTAAGTTTTCCATTGTTTCCTTCTAAAAAGGGTACTTTATTACCAAAGTGACCCAGTTAATGTACCTTTGTTGTATTCTGTGGCTCTATTCTCAAAGAAATTAGCGTGTTCTACACCATTCAATATCCAATCTAACCACCCTAACGGATTATTTTTGACTCCATAATTAGGTTTTAAAGATAGCTGAAGCAGTCTTCTGTCAGCTATATACCTAATATATTCTTTTACTTGGTCAGGTGTTAATCCTTGTATTCCACCCATCTCAAAAGCTAAATCAATAAACTTATCTTCTAAGTCTACCATATCTCTACATGTCTGATAGAGACTAGCTTTAAATTTATCTGTCCATATCTTAGGGTTTTCTTTTATTAGTGCATGAAATAATTTAATCATGTTTTCTACATGGTGACTTTCATCTCTAATACTCCATGTAACTATCTGACACATACCTTTCATTCTACCAAATCTTTGAAAGTTTAGTAGCATTACAAAAGAAGCAAACAACTGAAGTCCCTCGCCAAACGCTGAGAAACAAGCAATTTCCCTAGCAAGTCCTTCAACACCTTTGCCCTTACTTTCAAATAAATAATTATGTTTGTCTGACATCTCTTTGTATTCTTGAAATGCTTTATACTCACTGTCCTTTAATCCTATTGTGTCGTTCAATAACGAGTATGAATGTGCATGGTTGGCTTCGCTAGTTGCGATAGCAGACAACATCATTCTAACTTCTGGTGGCTTGAACATAGGAATGTATTTATCAAGGTATGCTTGAGCAATGTCTACATCTCCTTGTGTAAAGAATTTTAAAATTTGATTGATAAGATTTTTTTCTTCTACTGTTAATCTCTCATTCCAATCTCTTACATCTTCTGCTAGCGGTACTTCGCTAGGAAGCCAGTGCATTTTTTGTTGCATATCGTATGCTTCAAATGCCCAGTCATATTCAAACGGTTTATAATATTGCCTCTCTTTAAATAGCCCCATCTACACTCCTCTCATTAATTCTATAAACTCTATGACCACAATCATTGCTAGTTCAACAGCAAGTATTGTATGGTATACAGTCCATAGCACTGTTTGTTTTTGTTGTTTTTTATTATTATGACAACCACAACATTTCTGTTTCTTTGGTTTATCAATATCTTTAAATAGTCCTTCGTGTGTCATCTATGCCTCACATGCTAAACACTCTGACTCAGGTATAATAGTTCTTTCAACTTTTAATGAAAGCAACTCAGCACGCTTAATAGCTTCTGACCTACAGTAATAAAGTGTCTTTAGTTTACTTTTCCAAGCTAACATGTGTATGTCATGTAGCTCTTTAATGTTTACGTCAGCAGGTACAAACACATTAACAGACTGTGCTTGACAAATGTATTCTTGTCTGTCTGCGGCGTGTTGTATTACCCATTGCTGATTTAGTTCAATAGCAGTTTTAAAAGTATCTTTCTCGTAGTCAGTTAGTTCATCTAAATGTAGAACAGAACCCTTACGAGCAATGATAGACTGCCATGTCTTTTCAGTATTAAGTCCTTTAGACTCTAACAATTTTTCTAAATATTTATTCTTAACCATGAATGAACCTGACATAGTTTTCTGCACATAAGCATTAGCTCTGTATGGTTCGATAGATGGAGAAGTTGTACCACATATAATTGACGAAGAAGCATTAGGTGCAATCGCTAGTAAGTGTGCATGTCGCATACCAGTGCCCTTCATATCAGGAGCTTCACCACGTTCTACTGCAAGATTTTTAGACTCAGCTACAGCTTCAGACTTAATCTTTTTAAACATGTTTAGATTAATACCTTTAGCCAAAGCAGACTCAAACGGAACACCTTTAGATTGTAGGTAGGCGTGGAAGCCCATAGCTCCTAGTCCAATACTACGTTCTTGGTGTGCACTAAACTTAGCTTTAGACAATTCATCAGGTGCATTATCAATAAAGTGTTGCAGAGTGTTATCCAAAAATCTAACTAGGTCTGCTATGAATTGTGTGTTGTCTTTCCACTCATCATATTTTTCTAGGTTTACACTAGACAAACAACAAACAGCAGTACGTTGTTCATTAGTTGGTAGTGTAATTTCAGTACATAAATTAGAGTGATGTACTTTTAATTGTTTATCTTTTAAAGTTTGGGGAAGGTCATTGTTGATTGTGTCAATGAAACACATATACGGTTCACCAGTAGCAACTCTGTTTTCTAAGATACGTTGCCATAGTTCTTTAGCAGAAACAGTCCGTACTATTTGTTTTGTGTGAGGGTCTATTAAATTCCAACTGTCATCATAGGTAGGGTCTTTAATGCAGTTATCAATTAACTCCATAAAGCTGTCAGGAATATTTACACCGTGATGTAGATTAAGACATTTTCTATGAACGTCTCCACCACTAGGTTTTCTCATGTCTAAAAATTCTATAATCTCTGGGTGAGATATATCCATGTATGCGGCATAACTTCCTCGTCTAGTTTTACCTTGAGAGAAAGCAAGTATCTCTGAGTCAACGACATGAAGAAAAGGAATTGACCCTGAGCTCTGTGAACCACCGCTTGTTAATGTACCATCAGAACGTACATGTCCCCAGTAGCCACCAATACCACCACCTACACTAGCTAACCAAGCGTTCTCTGTGTAGTGTGCTGTTAAACCTGTACGACTATCACCAACATAATTTAGAAAGCACGAAATAGGCATGCCCCTTTTACTTCCTGCGTTGGTTAAGACAGGCGTAGCAAACATGAACCACAGTTTAGAAGCATAATCATAAATACGATTAGCCATAGCGTCATCATCAGAGAACGCTTTAGCCGCACGCATGAAAGCGTCTTGAGGCGAACCTTCATCTGGTAACAAGTACCTATCTTTAAGTGTTGTCTTACCAAAATATGTAAGCAGTTCGTCTCTACTGTAATCCATTATTGCTCCTTTACTAATGTGAAATTGTTTTCTCTGTCATAATATTTATATTGAATGTTGTGTGGTTTAAAAGTTTCTAAGTGTTTAATTACAATCTGTTCATCTAGGTCTGCACAAGTGTAGACATCTAATTGTAATCTAGCAGGGTCACTTTCGTCCCAACAATGAAATGCTATATGTGACGTTTCGATAGCCGTCACACAGGTAAGACCTCTATTACCTTGTTTGTTACAGTAATAGGCAACTGGTTTACCTAGCATTTTCATTTTAATTAAATGGATTAATTTTCTAACCCACTTTTTTATGTATCTAATATCCTTTGGGGGTGAGCTTAACTCCGCCTGTACTAGAAGGTGCTTGTGTTTTATTGTCATTAAGTTCTAAGTTTAATTGTTTGGGGTTGTCTTTCTCAATAATGAAATCAATGTATTGCTTTGCTTTCAATAGGTCGTCAATCCCACCCTTCAGATTATAACGACAAATGTATTTCACCACATTACCCTGACAAAAGTCGAGCTTATTTTTTACAATAAAATCAATAGGCTCTATCTCGTGTTGAGTATAATGTGGCGGTTCTTTTATCATATCTGCCATAGTTTTACCTTATGTGTTTTTTTATTATACTCACCATGTCTTAGGATATGTGCAACCCTAGCTTGTTGGAGAGCTTCTTTCTTTGTAAAGCCTGCCTTCTCATAGGTAGTCAGGACTTTGTTCCATAGCTCTAATAAGGGAACATTATTATCACCCAATATTTTCTGAGCTGTTTTGACGCCGACATTTGGTACGCCTGAATATCCATCAGTTGCGTCCCCTGCCATAGACTGTACCATAAACCAGTAGTCAGCTTCAGCTTTACTGATTTTATCTACATTCATACCATCACTACAGACAAGTGCAGGTATCTGCCTCAAGTCTTTATCAATAGAAACAATGATACGTTGTTCATTAGAAGGTTCAGTAGCCATAATGCCTAAGACATCATCAGCTTCCAAGCCTTTAAATATAACACCTTTATGTTTCTCTAGCACATAGTCTCGCAATGCGTTGAGAACCATAGGCTTACGTCTTTGTTTCCTGTTGTCTTTGTAAGAAGGTAATACATCTTTCCTAAAGTTAGAAGTATCAGTAAGTGCAACAACATAAGAGTCTGCACCTAAGTCATGTTTCAAGTCCTGTATAGTATCATCAACTTGACCCTTACAGATATTCTCATCACAGTGTAGTGTCCATAGTCCATCACCCCAGTGTGTATCTACTTCATTCAATGTTGCTATTTTGTAGATTAAAATATCACCATCAATTAAAAGTTTTCTCATAACTTTACTCTCTCCTTTACGTCAAACAATTCTTTCAAAGGTATTAGTATACACTTAGACGCAAAGTTATCACCTATCATCTTTGTGTTATCTATATATTTGAAAGCTATTTCTTTTAGTGTTGGTACGTCAAAGAATAATTTACAATAATCTTTGCCGTCTTTGTGTAGGATATGAACCCAGTAGTCTGCTTCAGTAGCATATAATCCACTTGGTTTACCTCTACACTCTATCTCGATTGCTATGTTACCTGTCTTGTACCACCAATCTCTTTCAGTCTTAACTTCTATTTTTGATTTATCTGCGTTCAATAAGTTAGCTACTCTGTCTTCACCACTCTTACCAAACTTTAAATCAATGTCCCATTTGCTAGTGTGTTTCACTCCAATTATCTCCTATCTTGTATTCGCCTGTAAGCGGCAGTCTTAATTGGAAGTGTTCGCCAGTACGTTTGATGGCTTCGACAGCTAACCGTCCAACGGTATCTGCGTCTTTCTCAAGACACTCTACCTGTATCTCATCATGTACCCAAACAACTTGTTGTACACCTTCGATACCTTCTATTGATTTATTAAATTCAACTAACCATTGCTTACAAACTAGAGCACCTGAGCTCTGCAACAGTGTGTTGAGTGCGGCATGTGCAGACCTAACTTTGATATGTCTTTTATCAAGACCCACTAAGTATCCACGTTCAGCCGCTTGTTGTACTTGCGTTATAAGTTTACTAAGTGCAGGTAAGTTATTTAAGAAACGCTGTTTTATTTTCTTAGCTTCACTTACTTTTTTATTAGTAACCAACGCAATCTTTTTTACACCACCACCATAAAGGAAGCAGTAATAAAATCTTTTTGCTAAATCTCTTGAGTCTAAACCTGCAAGAGTCTGTGTCTCTGTGTGTATGTCACCATCTAATACGACCTTAGCATACTCACCGTCATCATACTTAGACATGTAGTGAGCTAACATTCTAACCTCTAGCCCACTCACATCTATACCAACTAACTTCTTACCAGTTGGCACAGTAAACAATGCACGACATTCTTTACCGTATGGAACAGATACACTAGGTACTTGTGCTAGGTTTGGGTTCGAGTGACTTGCACGAGCCGTAACCGTAGAGTTAGTATTACAAGTACCGTGTATCTTCCCTTTGCTTTCCGCCTTCAACCATGCTTGATTACCCACAGCTAATTGTCCTAATCTTTTATCGAGTAGGAAATGTTCGGCTAATAGTTTAGCTTCAGGGTAATCGAGCTTACTTAAAATAGTATCATCTAATTTAGGTTTACCATCAGGTGTAAACTCTTCTGGTTGCCAGTTATATTTTTCAGTCAATCGCTGTGCGATATGAAATCTACTGGACGGATTGAACACAGTCACCTTATCTTTTAATTGTTTACCTGTCTTTTCAGACACACGTTTAGTAACAATAGGTGTAAATATTTTTTGAAGTTCATCTTCTAATTCAATACGTCTTGCACTGAGTTTAGAATATAACTTCTCGGCTTCCTCTTTATTAAAAGTAAAACCATGTTGTTCTTGTTTAAATATAAGAGAAGCTACGTTGTGTTCTAGTTCCATAGCTTGCTCTGAGTAACCTCTGTTTTGTATCATCTTATACAAGCTAGTTGTTACTTCTACATCTTGGATACAGTAATCCAACATTGCAGGACTGTACTCTTTCCAATCAGTATCAAAGACTTCCTTATAGTTACCCACCCTATGCCCCCACGCTTTCAAGCTGTGTCGTCCAATACAATTAGCAGGGAAGTCAGTACGTTTGTAATCACTGTCTCTTATGTCAGGAAATAACAAACGTGTTGCCACTATTGTATCAAAAATTTTTGCCTTAGTTTTAAAGTTATATAATTTTTCTAAGACAGGAATATCAAACTTAATAATATTATGACCTATAATTTCGTCAGCTTCTTCTAACAATTTAATTGCAGGTTCATTGCTCGAAGGGTGTAAGACTTCACCAGTGTCTACATTCTTTAGTACAATGCAATGTACCTTAGTGCAGTCATGGAGAAATCCATCTGTTTCTATATCAAAGCAATATTTCATTTTATCTTTATTCTCTTCAGTTTAATTATGTTTCGTGTGGGTATGGTAGTGACATTACCTATGTCTCCTAAACTACCATCATCATTAAAATTGTAGTCACCTGCTATTCGGTGACAGTTGTTACTCGTAGAAATCAACCAACCCATAGACAAACAAATTGTAGGTCTAGTAGTCTTAGCTTTCTCAGGTGACAACCACGAGCTGTCGGAATTTATATCCAACCACCAGACCATATAAAAATCTGCTATGTCTGGTATGTTAGGTAACGTATATTTTTTTGCCATATCTTTAATGTAATGTTTTAACTTCTACTCCTATTCTAAATGCCGCTAAGTTTCCTTCAGCCATCAACGCCATGATAGCTTCTTCTATCACTAACGCTGACTCTTCCTTAGCAACTTGTATTGTAATCATTTTATCAGGGTATCTCTTTGCGTCTGCCAATGCACCCATTACTATTGTAGTCCACTGTAACGCACGCCTACTAGAAATCATCTAGGACTTCTGCTTTCACTTCTGATAGACAGCCTGTTTCTAAATCATAATATAAGTCACAGCATTTACCTGTCTCACCTGAAAATCTATTCTTTAATATGTTTACTTTAGTTGTATTCTTGTCAGACTTTAAGTCTCTGACCATAGAAATTATCATGTCACTAAGCTGACCTATAGAAGCCGAGCCTCTCAAACTATTCATAGATACCTCAACACCATCTTCATAACCTTTGTTACCTTCAGGTCTTTTTAAATGTGAGACAAGTATTAATCCAATACCTGTTTCTTCTACTAAAGTTCTAAGTTTACTT